CTCGGCTTCGGTCCAAATCAGGATGTTCCCAAGGTGTTCCTTTATGGCTGTAATCCGGTACTTGGTTGGAAGGGCAACAAGGTTTTCTGTAGTAAAAGCGAACGGCGTGTCTGTGTCCGAGAAGTAGATGGCATTGCCAGCGGCGACTACTGTCGAGAACCCTACGCTTGCCATGTCTGAGATTCCGCTCAGGGTATTAGCTGTCAGATACTCGAAGGCAAGCTGGTTTTCTGCCGCCCCCTTCATTGGGTCAATGCGTCTTATGATGCTCGTCTCGGAGAATTGTGACGACGCCTCCCTTCTGAACGTCCCCTCAACTTGCTGGAGCTTCCTTTCCTTAAACCGGGTGGGCTTATAGAAAAGAACGCCAGCAGCGGGGGAGCCAAAGAACAGCATCTCCTCATGCTCGGAAAAGAAGAAAGGCTCTATGCGTCCATGGTCAAACCCTTCATAGCTGTTATCTCGGCTTGTCTCGTACACGCCATGTTGCGCTGGCATGTCGATCGTAGCCCTGTCGTTCTGCCCGGTCTGGGAATATATGGCCTCCTCCCACCTCACGTTCCGGTCTACGTCGTATATCTCAACTAAGTATCCGTTAATGGTGAGAGAATCACGTGCGTTGTTCCTAGATAAGAACGCACCAGAGAACACGGATATGATCTGCCTAAAGTCCTGACCGTGGTACAAGTATGAGCCAAGGTGTGTCAAAAAACCTTGCGGCTTCGATGAGAACCCGCCAGACCCACTCTCATCAAAGAATCGCGTGGCAAACGTTGTGGTGTACTCGGCCCGTTGGCCGAACCCTTTCCGCACCTCCCATCCTCCCTTTCTGAAGAGCATGTTTAATGCGAATGCACCATTAGAATACTGAACAGGCGTTGTGCCTATACCTAGTATCTCGACCTCTTTGCCAGGAACTGCCACAGAAATCCCCTAATAGATGTTATCGAAACTGTACCAGTCTTGGCTTACATACTGGTTAGACTCATAGTTAAATCCGCTCAAGTAGTCCCTAAAGTCCTTCTCCCTTACACTTAGCTGATACTGCCACGCCTGATTAATGGCGTTATCTCGAATGGCATACTGCTTGTACGCATACAGCGCAATCAGGTCATGGAAGGGGCTTAAGGAGTCGATGAATGTTGAAGTTGTCCAGTTCACTGTCGAGATTGGGACATAGGAAAGCTGATAGGTATCGCTTGTGCGCTCAGAGAACGTGAGCCTTGTGCCGATAAGGGCCCATGACTGGTAGTTTGCATCTAATGCGCGGAGCCCGTTTACAGCCGTAAGAATGAATCCCCGCTCTGTTCCTGCGGCGTCCGTCCTCCTTACGGAGTTGAGTCGGATCATAGCAGCAGCTATAGCCGCAGGACCAAGCAGGACAACCGGGTTTGCGGCGTCTGCGAGGTCGTAAAAGTTAGCGTTGTTCGGTGTAATGATAACCTGTGCTGCATAGAAGTCGGGATCGTACTCGTTTACGCGCAACCTAAACTCGTTATATCCGGCAGCAAGATAAGTGTTGAGGTCTGCGTCTGTGACAAATGTCGCGTCAGGCTCATCAATATACGCTCTAAAAAGGGACTTTACTTCAGCCGGTGTCATCCTAAGCCTCCCATTGTATTAGGAACTTTAGGCATCAATGCCTCCTGCCCCTTCGCCATCTTATCTACGCTCGTTATCGCCTCAGCAACATTCTGCCCCTTTGCAGTCTCCTGCATAACCTGCATTTCTGCCATCTCTGAGCCCGGAGCCTGTGCGGTCATCAGCTTATCACGCAAGTTGCCTGCTGGTGGCTGCTGCCTTGGGAAGACTTTACGCATCATCATAGCCTGCTGATACGCCTCTTCTGGCATCCCAGACGTCTCAAGAGAGACAAAGATGTCGGCAATGTACTCCTGCCTTTCCGGGTCCAGCTTGTAGTATTCTTCGGTCTTCATGTAGTCCCCAAAGACCTTCTTAAATGCGCCGATGTCGTCAGTGTTGTAAATCTCAACCGCAAAGCCACGCTTGGCGGCTTCAAGGATATCTTCAGCGTGACTGAGGGCCTGGACCTTCTCAGCAATCTGGGCGTTGCCAGTGCGGAACGAAAGCTCCTTAAGCGCCTCGTCTGGCGGGATAAGGCCCATTTGAAGCATCTCAAGAACCTTCTGGTCCCTGTCTCCGGCCTCATGCCTAAACAAGCTTCCTGCCTCCAGAAACACCTCTGGGTTCTTAATGATGTTGGTCCCCTTAAGCTCTTTCCAGACAATGGAGCCAAAATTATCCAGCATCGACACCATCTTGCTATCGGTATAGTAGTGCGCCATAAGAACCAAGGCGCAGCGAGCAGTGTCCCGAATGCCTTTCTCCAGATTGCTTTGAGTTGCCTGAAGCTGGCTTAAATCACGCTCTGCAAGCGCATTAATGGCCTTTCCGCTAACGACCCCAACCGCCCTCTTACCCATGGTCACCGAGTGTACGCCTGCCACGTCCATAATCTCGGCCTGAAGCGACCGCAGGTTGTCGATTAGGTAGGACGGGATTGGCACCGGGGCAATCATTTCGGGCTTTCCACCTGCCATGTTGTAATAGACCTTCTCCCCCGCCACGTTGGTAATGGCCTTTGAGGAGACCCCTGCTGATTTTGGAATAAGCCACTTAGGGTTACCCATCAGCTCAGTGTTCTGTAGGATTTGGCTTCTGCCCTTATTGAAATACCACTGGAGGTCGATGAGGGGCTGGATTAGACCAAGGCCCCAGAGCTTCATAGGGATTTGGGTATACCTAATTATCTCCACCGGGAAGATGCCACCAGGAACCTTGTCCTCCTTAAAGAGGTAGGTGTTGCCAAGCACTACTGCGTGACGCCCATCTCTCCAATAGAACTCGTATAATTCGAGTCGGTTGCTTGGAACTCTGCGCTCAAGGTCACCATCGCCAGACCCTTCGCTCGACTCTGACGACTTCTCAATCTCTTCCTTGTGGTCAGGGTACGCATCAATAAGCTGCTCTTTTGTGTGAAACCGCCTGATGGCGATCCAATCTGACATCTCAGGGGATGTGACCTTTGGCTCAAAAAAGATGTCATACGGGCTTATTGCCTCAAGCTCTACGTTCTTACTTTCGGGATTGTAGTAGGTGTGTAGCGCGGTTGTTCCACATGACAGAATATGCTCAATCGCCTGTTCAATGGTGTCTTTAACCTTTTGTGCCTGCCACCAGTACTGGAGTGCAATCTCAGAAGACTTGGCCTTGACGATATCTTCTGGAGATGGTGAGGCAGGCAACACAACGATTGACGGATAAGCGACAGAAAGCCTCGCGAGGATGTTTCGATAAACATTGAGGAGCAGATTCACCGTCACACGAGTCTGCTGCCCTCTTCGCGGTCGAGTAAGCTCGTACTGCCGTAAGTTCTCATCATACGTCAACCATTGGTTGCCTGATAGGAAAAGAAGGGACAAGTCCCATGACCGCTCTTCCTTTATCCTATCCGACTTGGACTCAGAGATTCGACTCTTAAGGTTTCCAGGCCACTTCTCTGTGCCGCCATCTGTGACGGTCGTTGTGTTATTTTCGTAATCCATTCAGGACTCCAAGGCCTAGCCCATCCCTATGTTGCCATAGAGACGTGAAATAATGTTTGAAAGCTCTTTGTCGCCACTCCCCATTAACTCTTTAAGGAGTGACTTCTGGGCCTCTCTGGCCTCTTTTTGTGACTGATATCTGGCGACATCTCTGCTTGCACCGGCAAGTCCTGCCGCACCGCCCTCAATGGATTCTCCCTCTACGCCTGCCAGGCCGCCAGCAATACCCTTAACTCCCTTAGCAATGGGGGTGGCAACGGGTGGCAGTCCAGCCAATCCAAGACCAAGGTCAACGACTGGGGCGATAGCCTCACCTGCGCTGGCGAGTCCATAGAATGGGTTATTCTCTGCCTGTCTTTTGGTGTCGGCTCTGTTGTGCCTGGCTCTGGCTTCGGCTGCACGTCCTAGCGCGTCTGAGTAGCCGCCGCTAAAGCCCATATCTCCGTTTGCCATGGGGTCTCCTTAAAACAAGGGGCCCCGAAGGGCCCCTTTAATTACCTAGCTTTGTGTTGTGGGAAGCACAAACTTAGACTGAGGAACAGCAAGCTGGAAGTTAATTACCAACTGACTGTCGTTGTCGCCATTGTCAACTGCGCCAGTTGCAACGCATCGCATTGCAAGGCACTGTCCAGCCGTAAGCGGAATGGCAAGCCCCGTGGCACTCTTTGCAGCATTTGTGTTTGCAACGGTGAGTTCAGCATTGCTGAACCCTACCAGCTCACCCGCGCTCGCAAAGCTCGCGTTCGCCCCAAACGCCATCTGAAGTGAGACTGCGGCTTGGATAGAAATCGAGCCAGCGCCCGTTACGGGGCTGTTGTGTTGCACGTACTTAACGCTGCCGCCGACAAGCACGCAGTCCCAAGGGAGCTGGATGCTTGGTGCGTTGGTTGCATGGCCCTTGATCCCGCCAAAGTCAGCATAGGTGGTATTGCCCGTGCCGCCAAACGACGTAATGGTGCATGTGTAGTTAAGGATAACAGCCGGGTCCAGGCCTGACTGAATGCAATAGTTATTATAGTCGGACACCAGTGCCCGAGCTGTCGTTGAACCCATTAATATTCTCCCTGTACGAGATGCTCGTACTCTTCAAGATTTGCAAGATAACTAGGTGGAATTGAGTCCACAGCTTCAGCCTTTTTCATCTCCTCCTCCTCTTTCACCATGCGTACTTCACGCTTGATGAGAAGCAACACATAATAGGCCACTTCAATGAGAACAAGACATCCGATAAAGGCTAAAGCTGTAAACATAAATCACCAACCTACAGAGTGAGTCCCGATAAAAGGATATTGGCATTCGGACGCTTGCATACAATGTTGTAATACCAGCGATAGAATCCCTCCCAACGGTCAGCATTAACGACACGTGAAAGGACGTTTCCGTCCAAATCTGCGAACCCAGGCTTTTGAAGCTCAGTGATACACCAGGTGTCGGTCTTCAAGAAAGCGATCATACCGTTAGGCATGTCACGCGAAATCTTCATGGGCATTCCACCATAGGAAAGACCAGTGAAGCCACCGTCACCCTGTCGGGCTTTAGACGTATCGGTATAGAGCTGAGTCGGAGCAGCGGGAGCTGCACCAGCAAGCGTACCAGTCAAAAGACCAACATAACTCTGACGCTGAAGCGGATTCATAAGCATCACATTAGGCTCTTTACCCGAACCATCCACCTGAAGGGTGGTGGAAGTGGTAAGAAGCTCATCAATGCTTTGCTGAATGCGAATCAGCGTAAGTGCTGCGCGGGCACCGCCAGCGGCGGTCGCACCAACAACAGACGTAATCGCCTTACTCCGAAGGATTGGGGCCTGACCAGCAGCAGGAACCGCAGGAACGGCAGCAGCATCCGCAGCATTACGAGTTACACCAAAGTGAGTGGGGTTTGACATGTTGTCAAAGATTCCAGACACCTGGTTATTAAACGCAAACGGCGCAGCGCCAGCATTTGCCCCAGCAGAGTCAACAGCCTGTGTTGGGTGGAGCAGAACGGCGACAGAGCAGTTGCCTGTGTTGTTTGCCGTTGTCCAAGACATCGCCCCTGCGTCATTCACAGACTGGGAGATAGTAATGGTTCCAGCGGCCCGGTTAAACGCACTCACAAAGAAGTTATTGTTTGTCGGGGCACCAACGAAGTCAACCGGATTAAACGTATCCATGCGAACAAGCTGGACGCGAACCCAGGTAGCATCATTACCTGCGGCAACGGCGGTTCCCGTAAGGGTTCCATCAAACGCATTAAATGAGCCGTCGTATTGACAGACCAGGAGCCCATCAGTAGCCGCAAGCGCACCAGCAATCTGGGCACCAGCGGTATTGACACCAGCAGCTACGCCGTGCATTGGGATGTAGCCCTGGACTTGGCCGCCAAAGATTGAAGTCTTGTTGGCTGCATCGCGCACGTCTTCAACGAGCTTCTTCATTTCTGAATCAACCCAGCTAATGAACGTATGCGTTCCACCTTTCTTAGCGGCAGCGATAGCGGGACCGGTCACGGAGAAGCGTCCATATTGGAAGCGTGCCGTAACTGCAAGGTCTTCGTATCCCTGGTCGCCAGCGACAGGAAGTGCGCCACCTTCAGCAACAAAGGCGTTACCGAGAGCAGCAGAAGTATTACGAGAGATATGGACTGGGATGATGCAGCGGCGACCATTCCAATCAACTTTAACTTTTTCCATCAATTCGAGCGCAAGCACCTCTTGGTTTAACTGCTCTTGGATGGGTCCAAGATAGAAATCCTGAAGGATTGCGTCGAAGGTTGCTAATGTAGCAGGCATTGCCTAACTCCTTAAATCAAAATATGTTGTTGTTTTTGACGTAATTAAGCAGAGCGTGTCTTACGTCTTTCATTTGTCTTGGACGCTTTTCTTTTGGAACCCTCGAACTGCCAGGTGAATCGCCACCGCCCGATTTACGTGGACGAGGGGCAGCATCTGGCGCGGCCTGTTGGGCTGCCTCTGGATGCTCCTTTAGGTAACGCTGGATAGCGGCCTCTTCCCTTTCCACGAGAAACGAGTTAAATGTTTCAGCCACCTGGAACATGTTGGTGCTTGGGTCGTTTGCGACTGCCTGAAGGACTGATTCTGGTGGTACGTTAGGAAACCTTTCCTTAATGACCTCCATGTCCCTTATTAGCTTCTGCTTGTGTTGCGCTACACGTATCTCGTGAACATGCTTCTCAAGCTGCTCGACCTTTTTGTTGTCATATCCACCATAGTCGAGGTCAAGATCGTCGTCCTCCTCATAACCAAACTCATAGTCATCTGACTCTGCTTCTGGCTCTGGGGAAGAGGGCTTACTTGCTAGATACGCTTCGAGTTCGCGGTTACGCTCGCGTAGCGTGTCGATTTCCCCTTTATAGTCATTCCGAGCGTCCAGAACGGATTTGAACCTTTTGTAGGGAACTCTGTGTCCGGGCGTATCTTCCTCTTCAGTTGCTTCAAGACTAGCACCATCCTCTTCTTTTACGTCATCATCGAGGGCTTCAGACGTGTCTTCATCTGTGGTGTCATCAGCTTCTTTGGTTTCTATCGGTTCACCGATAAAACCTTCGGCCTCCTCTTCGACATCGGGAAAACTATCCCTAATCATTTGGTCAGCCTTATCAAAGTCACCATCATTTAAGAAACCAGACATCACTATCTCCTTTTACGCCGGGAGGCGATTAATCATACAGCTCAGTATTGGGAGCCGAACCATCTTCTTGCGAAGGCCCGTCAAACTCGGACCTTGCGTGACTAAAGAGCTGACCAGTCGCAAGTTCAAATTCAAGCATTTGAGCCACGTTGGTCGGTCTTGAGTCCCTTCTCAGGTCATCTTTGATGTGATCGACCTGCTCCATACCAATTAAGGCTAAGGCGCAAGCAAAAATCATATCGTCATGACGACCCACTTCAGCTTCAGGCTTGTTTGAATTAGAGAAGACGAACGTGTTTATCTCGTCCTTCAGCCTCTCATCCGTAACCCTAAGCCACTCACGAGAAATGTACTCCTGCATCCTTGCGAGGAGAACGCTTCTGGTGTTCATGCTTGTATGGAAACCCATTGACTCCTGCCACCTCTTAGAGATGGAGTCGTACTTGGTCCTCCGATACATGTATCCGTACTGCTTTGCCACAAGGTACTCGATTATGGAAAGACCATAAGAGTTCGACTCTGGGACAATTAGCGCATTGTATTTCTTAGCCTCAATCAAGACTTGTCGCGCAAACTCCGTTGGAGGAAGCTTGCCGTAAAAGGTGGAGACTATCTTGGGCTCCCTTTTCCTGGTAACATCAAGCATCACAAAAGACGAGTAGTCGCCCTCAAGTGAGCCAGATGCCGTATCTACACCCAATGTATAGATGCAGTACTTAGACGGCTTAACGTACTGCTCATAGCCCTCATGAGCTTTGGCGTGCGGAAAGATATGGGAAGTAAAGAACCTGCGACCAGACGTAATGAATGCGAGGTCTGCGGTGACCGGATACTCCTGACAGAACGTATTCCAGTCGGAGGCGCACCGCGTTATATACGTGTATGCTCCCCAGTTCACACTCCCGATGGAGAGTTTATGCTCATTTGCAAGGTCTTTAAGCTCAAGCGGAATGAAATCAGGCTCTGAAACCATCCTGCACTCCGGGCTATCGGCCCATGAGATAAAGAGCTTATTGAACCCGTTTGCGCCGTACCAAATCTTATGGGCATCGTTCATACCCTTAGCGGTCGTCTCCAGCGCAACGGACGCATTCTCCCCTGCGGTGTTAAGGGCAGCCGCGACGGTGGATTGGATGTCTGAGTACATGGCAAACTCAGAACAGTGGATAGCCTGAAAGGTGTCTCCACGCAATCCCTCGGACCCTGCTGTAGATGCAACGATACGGCCACCGTGGTCGAATATCATCTCATGCAGGTTCTCTTGTGCGATCGAGAACCGCAGCAAAGGTGGAAGGTGCTTATAGAACCGCTTATAGATACGGAAGATGGCCTTAGCGGAGTCATCGGTATGCGCCAGAACAAGTGAGGAAAAGTTGGGTGTGAACAAGCTCTTCCAAAAGTTCCGGGCCGCAATGATGGTCGTAAGGCCAAGCTTCCGTCCCTTTAAGACGTATTGCCATGGGTTAAGCCTCTCTGCCTCCATGAATTTAATCTGGGCAGTGTTTGGCTTAAACGCAACCAGCTCTCCGTCCTTGTCTACAATCTTAAGGTAGGTATGGCAGAAATAGTCGAAATCAAGCGCACAACGCTTAATCTCCTCTGCATCCTCCCTTGTGATTGTATACTTCTTGGCCATCTATGATGAATACTCCATCACGAGGGCTTCCAGGTCTTTGTAGTAGGGGTGTTCTTTATCGGGCCACTTATCAAGCAGGCCTTGTGCTGCAACCACGATATCCTCACCACCACCGGGTGCGGGTGCCTCCATGGCCTCGGCAGAAATCTCTTCCTCCCCGACACCTGGCATGTCGATACCTTCACTTAAGATGGCCATCGCGGCATCAGCCTTCGGTGACGCTCCTCTGGCGCTGCTGCGCTTCCCCGTAGCTCTGGGCATGTTTCTCTCCTATCGTCGCTCTTGGTTTAATTTTTTTTTCAGCAAAGGCCACATAAAGCCCTGCGTTCTTCTTGTTTTCTGAGTGGGCCACTGTCTTGCCGGTGTCCTTCTTAACAACCCGGCAGTGCTTCGGCCCCATCGGTCCATCGCATATGATGTCGTATGGCACCTACTTCTTTCCTTTCTGTGCCATCTTGGCGAATTTCTTGTCCCCATGCGTCTTACGCCCGATATACGCAGCGAGCGCACCGGGGTCTTTAGCGCCCTTAGCTTTAGCCACCTTCTCCATAGCCTTAAAGCGACCACCCTCGCCCGGAGGGGTCTTAGCGGCTACCTTCTCATAGTTAGCCTCTGCTTTCTTAACTTTAGTGGAGGACTTCTTTTTGTGGCTCTTCTTCCTTTTCAGGTAGCTCCCTACTTCCTTCGCTGCTTGTCCCCGCGCTTTTAAGTCCTTGGCCATCCATCTTCTCCTCTATTCCATGGACTTCATTAAGAATGTCCAATATGTCAAAGTCCTCTTTTCCCTGGGTAACCTGCTGAATACGGAGTGCATTGAGCTTCACGCTAAGGGCAGACTCCATAATCTTGAGCCTGTCCATCAACTCTTTATTCTCAGCACTTGTTACAGGCTGGGCTCCCCATGCCTTATACCTACGCTCAAGCAGAAACTTAGCCGCCCTCCAGTCATCCACTGATGCTTCCTGAATGGTCTTAACCAAGTTCTCTTCCCCCTTAAGGGAAGCCGCATCCACATCACGAGCAAACTCAGGATACTTCTTACGCCACCCATAATAGGTACACGTCTCTATCCCAGCAGCCTTACATGCCGCCCGTATAGACACACCCTTACGGATAGCCTTAATGAACCTGGTTATCCTCGGAGCTGTGTACTTACCGGTTGTGCGATCACTCATCAACTCACCCCGTATATAAACCAACTACACTAACCAAACCCAAACTGTAAAGAAACTAGTCACCGGATACCCAGCCCAATACACCCAAACGCTACACACAATTACAGGACCTATTTGAATGTTCAGTAAATTCCAATTGGAAAAACAACACTCCAAGAATTTCCAATTGGGAATTTATTTTTCCAATTGGAAATTCCTAACACGGGTAAGTGTATACTTACTATACACATACATACTCTGACCAAGAATCCTTAGAATGATTCTAATTATGAATGACCATTCATAATATTATGGCCTGTAAGCCACCTCATTGACCCTTCTTTC